CCGACGCTGATGAGCGCAACCGGGTCGGCTGGCTTGTCAATGGCAACGGTTATGGTGGTGCCGCGCCAGTAGCAGGTGGCACGGCCTATCTTCGCCACGTTCAAAGCGGCATCCCACATGCTTTGTGAGCTGTCAAAACTGCCGTTGTAGGTAAGGCGCCTTTCGGTTCCGCCACTGCCATCCGGCACCAGATCATCACAGTATTGCGCCCACTCATAAAAACGGGCCAGATCGAGATTAGCGGGATCATGGGCACGGTATTCCAGCACGTTCAAGCTGTTGTCAAAAACCGGCTGAGTCAGTATGTCAAAGCATACCCATGCCGGGTTGCTGGTTGCTCCAACGGTCCAACTACTACCGTTGTAAACCCGGCAAAACTTGCCGGTGGTGCGGCATTCAAATGTAAAGCTGCCAGAAAGCTGATCGGTAGCTAGCGCACGCAGACCAATCAAAGCCTGACCTGGATAGGTAAAATAATCCATCAGTATTTCATGAACGCCGGTCAGGTAAAAATCATCACCGTAACGGGCATCGTTCTTGTCGGGTGAAAGTTTGGTTACTCGGATTTCGTATTTACCAGCTGACAAGCCCCAGGCTCTATACAGGTACCTAACCGGGCCGCGTTCAGCGGCGGAAAAAATGGCATATGGCAGGGTTCCCTCAGCTATACGTATTGGGCTACCTATCCATCGCCATGTATACCCATCTTCGTTTTGGCCTTCATAATGGCTGCTAGGATCGCTGCCTCCCGTCGAAGATTCTTGCCAATATGTTGTATAGGTTGATTCGTCGTAAAAATAACCAGAGTCCCAATATCCAAGCGACCAATAACCACCATCAGAGACACGATACGTATATGGCTGTGTGGTCAGTAACAACCACGTCCCACCAACAGGTCGGTATTCAACCGAAAAGTTTACCGATAACGTGGTTAATGACCCGGTGTCGCTGTAATAATACAGGCCATTGGGAAAGCTCACATCAATTTCAAGCGCATCGAAATTATCGCCGACGGTGGTGTAGGTTATCGGACTGCCATAGGCAACCTTTGCTGCCAGCGGGTATTCAAGTCTGGTATAGCCAAAGTTGGGTATGGCTGGCTGGTCCAGATATCCCAAGCGTGTGTACAGTTCAACACCATGATAGTTTCCAATGGGCTGGCCGTTCAGCTTTATATCGGTAAATCCGCCCATAATCCCTTCACCCAGCGACACCAGCACATTCAGGTACTGATCCCGACCGATATCCTCACGCCAGACACCGATGATGTTTCCGTGCAGCTTACAGGTACCGTAATGCCACGGAATGACAATGCCCTGCTGTTGGGTGTTTTGCGGGTTCCAGCTGTAGCTGTTGGATTTATCAATTGACCCGTAACCATTAAGCGATGGGGGGTTAATAGTACCCATACCTATGGCTGCGTTCAGCAGCATTGAACCACCTATCATAACTGCCGCGTAGGTCAGTCCAAACGCAGCATAGATACCGGCACTAGATGTCAAATATCCACCCATAACCAGTGAGCCGACTACCCCGAACGACGCGATAGACGCTACAACGGCAAGGATTACCATTCCCACCATCCTCAAGATGTCTTTACCACCACCTCCTCCACCGGTCAGTACTGGCACCATTACAACCTGCTGGCCCGGTACCAAGGTGGTTTGCGTCCATTGGTCAACCGGTATCTGTTGGCCGTTAACTGATACTACCAGAGCCATACTTTCACGCATCTGCAGAGTTTTACCGGCATGGTCGATCAGGTCGGCAAGGGTTTGACCGGGGCGGTACTGCCAGGTAATAGTATCTTGATCGGCACGGTTCAGAGGGTTGTATACTTTGGTCAGGGTTATGTCGTTCATTTTGCCCCCCTGAACCGGTACACGCCCCGGTTGCGGTGTAACCATATCGGGCTGGACAAATCTTCACAGGCCACGCTGGTGCGCTGCATGGTATGCACAAAACGACCATGCCCGACGTACACACCGCAGTGCGTGATAAAGCGGGGCACCACCTGAAACAGGATGATATCCAGCGGCTGAAGATCTCCATTGACCATGTCAAAGTGGTTTTCAGCACCGTGCATGAAACCGGCCCCTTGACCTTCGGGGCTGTCGGTGCTGGTGTAATCCGGCAGGGTAAGACCGGCGCGGCGATATAGTTCAACCGCTATGCCGTAACAGTCAAACGTTTCAGGGCCACGTCCGCCGTATTCAAAGCGTTTGCCCAGCAGATCGGTATATTCGGGGGTGCTATACAAGACGTATCCCTCGGCCATCGAGGCCAGGATGCCCGCCAAAACGGGCTGAATTATAAAGCGCCTGACAGTTATCAAGGGTTCGGTTGCAAGCCGTGGCAGTGCCGGTATAGCCACAGTGCGGGCCTTTGAACCGGAAACGGCAATGGTTGGCAATGTATTGATCGGGCGGGAATTTTTTGTTGAGTGGGTTAATGGCCCCCAGGGTAAAGGTGACCCATTGGGCGCTGCACTTGCAGGCCATAACGGTAAGTTCGGTGGTCAGTTCGGCATAGTTTTCCGCCAACAGACCGGCGTTGACTATCCGTAGGATAACACCAGCGCCGACTCCTCCTTCGTACTGTTCAACATAGGTCTGTATTGTGCGAGTGACGTTGGCAACGGCGAGCTGGATACTGGGGATCTCTCCCTTGCTGGATTCCTTTGGCATATCAACCGTAAAGGCAAAGGCAACATAGGTGCGGCCTTCAAAAACCACATCTTCGGTGTTGTTCACCAGATACATGGTGTCTTCGCCCTCGATCTGAATATCAAGCAGGATCAGCCAGGGGCTGTCCTGATCCAGACGGTTGGCGGCACGCAGTATGGCAGGGGGTAAGGGTCTCATACATCTCCGCTACGTCGTCACGACGTTGCAAAATGATTACTTCTTAACTTGGCAGGCTTCCGCTTGTTCCAGTATCCGCGCCAGTGCTTCGTCTTGGATCAGCCACCCCGAAAACGGCGCTGATTCGTTCTGCTGTAACTTCACTGCATGGTTGCCCTGCAGTATTACCCTGTCGTGTGAGCAGGCTGTCAATACGATCAGAAACAGCAGCAGCGTCACCGTTTGCAATGTCAGTACGGCCTTGTTGTATTTCATCCTGTCTGTTCTCCTGGTCGCGTTTCGGCTGGTTGGACTGCCATTGTTTCAGCCCCCATAGTATTATCCCGATCAGCGAAACAATGGCAGCGCTCCATCCCATTACTGAGTTACCGTACCGCCGGTTACATTGGCATCCTTGGCAAATATGCCCATCAGTACGGGACCAAGTACGGCCAGAATCTGACCGATAGTTTTCAGGATCGCGTCGTCAGTTGTTGCCAGCCCCATGCCTGCTGCGGTTAACCCCCCAAACAGCGTAGTTTTCCAGTTCTTCATCTTGTCTCTCCTTTCGTCGATCAGTAAAATATTTTGCCATGAAGCGAGTACAACGCCCGCAGTTAATGCACTCCGGCGGGGTGCCTGAATAATACACGTCAAGTTCGTAGCAGTAGCGGGATATCATTTTGTGGCATCATTTAACATAGCTTCAAACTCTCTTGCGTAACCGGCTATTTTATCCGCATGATCCGTCCCGTTGATAATCTTCCTGGCACCTACGTAATCACAACTAGTACCATTGATGAACCGTTCCAAGCCTACGCCGGTAAAAGACCCGTTACGCATACCGTAACTCATTATTTTATACGAATTGTCAGGATTCAGCACCAAAGCTGGACCAGCAACAAGATCAAGACCAATCACTTTACTCATTGCACGGTAGTTTGCTTTCCATGTCAGCTGTACATATCCGCGACCATAATAGACTTGGCCTGTCGCTGCATCTGCTACTCCATACGGACGGCCCTTTCCGTGTCCGTACTCCTCAATAGGCAACCACGTGCCAGCACATTCGTGCATGACGGTTGCCAGCATGTACGCTGCCCATCGGATGTCTTGTATTTCAGAATCTCCATTTATGGCATTCAGTAGGAAAGTTAACCCATGCCGTTGGCGTTCGTCCAGATTTCGTTTGACCAGATAGTGCGTTATGAATTTATCAATATCTATCATTTGAAAACGCTTTCTTTGTGTATCATATCGCAGCGTGTTTCGAGTGCGGTTAGCCTTACTTCATGATCATTTCTATGTTCAAAAAGTTCCTTTATGGTTTCCTCTAAATCCTTGATTGACGATTTCAGGTCGTCGAAAAGACCCTTGATTGACCAAAGGAAATAACCTCCAAACACAATAACCAAAAACACCAAAAACCAAGAATCTACCTGTTGTAAAAATGTTATCATATAATCACCTCATTGCGGGTCATGCTTCCTCCAATGTAAATGATGCTTTAAACTGCCTATTTGCTGGATTGCTACCAAGCACAGGCTCCGTTTTAACCCTTCCATCCGACTTAAATCTGACTTTTATCAGTTCGCCGGTGACAGGGTGCGCGATAGTAAATATTGTGCTGCCCTTTACCGTTGAGTCAAAGGCCACCAATGCATCACGATCTACCCGGTTTAACACCATATCCACCGGACCAAATATACGGCGGATTCTGGTGAAGCGTGGCCGCGTGGTGGTATATCCAGCGTCCGAATCACTCTTGATAGTGTCATCAATCGGTTGTTCAGGGAATGACTGAAACCCTGATGACAATGTGGGGAATGCTGCCATTAGTAAGCTCCTGCACCCAACAGACCGCGTAGTGGTCCATTTTGCTGCACGTTCTCTATGATGGTGCTGATAATGAAGTTCTTTCCGTCAAACTGGAAATTAGTCGATCCCTGCTTGACCTCTCCATTTGATTTGTTTTCAATGTATATTGACACATTTGGAGCTGTTGCATCATGCAGACCACCGACTACATCTACGCCAAGCCTTCCATTGGATGTCCTCCTCAGTGGCATTATAGCCTCAGCTCCGGCTTCACCCATGACACCCATGCTACTACCAGCCATGCCGAATAGAGTAGGGCTTGATACTATGCCTCCATCGGCAAACATCTGCACTCCGTTTGACCATGCCCCGCCGTTTGCTTGACCAAATAAAGAACCGATTGCCGATGCCAGTGGGCCGGTAATGCTTTTTTGTATTGCAATCCTGATCATGTCGCTGATAATGGAATCAGCTAAATCCTTAAAATTGAGCTTTCCTGTTTTAACAAAATTAACCAGGGCATCTTCCATGCCTTTCATCATGTTTGACATATAGTTTTTGACTTGTGCCCCTACGTCTTGAGCTGTTTTGGCATATTCATTCAGCCCCGCTTTCATTCCTGATATTACTGAATTAGAATCTGTTAAATACTTGTTTTGATTTGCCCATATCTCTTTTTGTGCATCCTGTGCAGCTTTTGACATTTTTAAAAATTCAGGGCTTTGCTGTATAAGCGACTGCTGAGATAAAGCAGCGGACAAGTTGTCATTGTTCAATGTGGACAACTGATTGTGAAGTTCTATAAGTTGCTTATTTTGATCATAAAGAGCTTTTTTGTACTCGTTGGAATTCTGCATCCGTGTTACAGACAACTTGCCTTCAAGGGTAATCAACTCTTTTTCTGCGACAGCCTGCTTGTTGAGTGCTTCATGGTACGCTGCAGCACCTTTGGCATCTTCAGCGTTTGCGTATTTGCCTACCTCATCTTTATATCGCTGAACCTCTTCCTGCTTTAGCTGTACTTCCCTGCTTATCTCATTTACGGATAGCGCCCATTTCTTTGCAAGATACTGCTGCTGAGAGATCAATCCCCAATCCCATGCTTCCTGATTTATTTCAAGCTGTTCCTGTGCAGCAGTCTTGATTGTTTCAGTTTCTTTTGCAGAAAATGACTTTAGGTAATTCAGGTATTTATCATGGGCTGATGCCCACAGTTGCGAGTCGTCTTTGCCTTCTTTGGGCTCACCACCTAAAGATCTTTTACTGCCACCTGTTTTTGCACTTTTTTTCTTTATGGGGTTACCGTTGGCATCAAGCCCCACCTCAAGATTAGCCAGCGTTTGCAACTGCTTATCTTTTTCTTTATACCTCTCTTCAAACATGATGTTCCAGTCAGCCATCTGCTCAAACTGTTTAGAAGAGTTTTTATTGCCTATCAATCTACCAGGAGCAAACAACATCATGCCAATGCTGGTCATTGTGCCGCCCACTTTGTCAGCAAGCATTGCCAGCCTGATTATTTCGGCTTGCACTGAATGCAATCCCTTAATAAATGGGCCTATACCATTGGATGCCGTATCCCCAAATCTGACAGCCAGCTTTGTCAATTCAGGTATCAACGCCGAACCGATCTGAAACTTAACCGATTCAGCTACATCACCAATATCCTTCATTGCCAGCCTGTAATCTTTTGCTGCCTTTATTCCATCATCTCCGATAACAAGATGCAGCTCTTCGGCTCGTTTCTTTCCGTCCTCCATTGCTTCAGAGGTGAGCTTTAGTGTCTTGCGAGCTTCCTCCCAGCCCTTGCCGTATATCTTTATCCCTTCAACGTTGCGATCAGTACCCTCTTTAAACTCCATCAACTTGGAGTTTGTTTCGGCCATGATTGCAGTGGTTGACCTAAAATCACCATTGCTGTCACGAGTGGCAACGCCTAGAGACTTAAATGCATCTTCATTTTTAACAAGCTGCTTGGTAATCCTTGAAGCGGCCCCAGCAATATCGTCTGCAGACAGAAAAACATCACCAAGTGCTATCCTCATTACTGAGGCCTCTTCAGCTGATATGCCAAGAGAGTTTTTAAGCTTAACAACTTCTCCGGTTACTTCCTTGGTGGTGCTGATCATGTCTTTGAACATAGCGCCACCGGCAAGAGCCGCAGTAACTACACCAAAGGCCTCACCAATACTTGCTATTGTCTTTTCCACCCCACCAAGCGCCTTTGATATACTGACTGACGAT